GTAGCGTCTTGAGAGGGGAATATTTTATATACTGCCATTTTATTTAATTAAAAGGATACTATTCTGCCTTGAATATCTGTATTAGGATATTTTATTTCAAATATCATAGGATCAAGTGAAGGATAAATTACATTATTATCTGTTGCTGCTGTTATATCATAAGCAAAATCAGAATATCCTAAATTTGAATCTACTTTATTAGTTATTTGTATTGTTTTAACTGTTTGAACTCCTTGAATTTGATCAAGAAGTGTAAATATATTTTTTAATATTATTGGTTGGTTAATTTGCCATCTATCTATATTAAATTCATTTTGTAAAGCTAAAATACATTTTAACATAACCTCATCTGAATTAGCTCCTGGTAAGGTTATAATTTCAAAATTAATTCCAATGTTAATTATAAAGGCATCTTTGATACCAATAGAGTCACTAATCATTTTATATTGAGATAAATATGTATTTATGTTTCTTTTTAAAGCATCAGATGCTGTGGTTAATTTTTTAGTATTGTTATAAGATAGCACATATAAGTCTACTGTATTAAATGAAGTAGAAGAGGCTTTTGGCTTTTCAGCATATACTTTAGAAACAGTACCATACTGAGCAGGTAAACTTAATACTCTCACTACGTAATCATCAAAAGTTACATTTCTTAATTGACTTTGAAAACTACCTAAAGAATTTTGTCTTAATTCATTTATATCGTCTCCATCAGACCCACCAGAAGCTGCTACTGGATTAGTGACTAATAAAGTTCCAAATATTTGATTAGCTAAATTAGTATCGCCTATATTAAAATTTACAAAACTTACTCCGGTAGTATTTATGTTTTGAAGAGAATTTGCTTGAGCATTAGATTCAACACCCCCTCCAACAAGATATCTAACAACTAAAGTAGTATTTGAAGGAGCAATCCCATAAGTATTAGTAAATATAAAATTTGTAGGGGCATAAGCAGTAGTTAACTTATTTTCTCCATACGGTAATCCAAGACCTACATTATCTGGGTTAGGGATAATTTCTTCTGTTGTATCATACGGGTTTCCAGAACCAAATTGGATTTGTAAATTTGTTCTATTTAAAAGTCTTGTAGCAAATCTATTTTGAACTTGTTTTATTCTTAATAAATTAGAAACATCTGGGTCTTGAGTATAATTAGGGTCATTTGGGTTAGAATTGGATATAGATTCATATATAGCATCTTGTGCTAGATAATCTACTTCGTGCCATTTATCTCCTGTTACTGAATCGGTTATGTCTAAAATTCCTATAATATTATCATCAGTAATTGTTCTCGAGTCAAAAGGAACAGGAGAAGAGAATGAAAATGAAGTAGACTTAACAGTAGCAGAAATTGCTTTTCGAGTTTTTTTAAGTAAAAAATATGTAGGAAGATTACCCGCTGTCTCATATACTGTTACCTCAGTGGGGTCAAGTGAACTACTTATAGAAAAATCTACCTTTTCAGTCATTAAAAAATTTAAATTTCCATTTAAAGTAGAAGTAATTGTTGTATTAGCAGGAATTTGAAGGGCATAAGAATAATCTGGGACCTTTTGACTAGCTAATGTAGTTGCTGGTACTTGTTGATAGATATCTAATAATGTTGTAGCAGCATTTGTTGCTTTTGGTTTATATCCTAACAAGTATGCTAAGTCATATAAATTTTGGGTTTGGCGAGCGTATTGAATAAAAGTTTCTTGGAATTGATTATCTACATAAAATGACAATACATCTCCTATATAAGCTGCCATCTCCATAAACATCATACCAGGAGAAGCTGGTGTAAAATCGTTGTATGTGTTGGGGAAGTATGTTTTAGAATAATTAATTAATTGATCTCTCAAGGTTGAGAAATCTCTATTTATATATCTTATATCTCTTTTAATGGCCATTTTATATTATTATATTAATTTCATCTTGAATACCAAAATTTTGGACTTGATACTTTACAGTAATTTCTATAGTATTTGAATCTTCACCTAATTTTACATCTACTTGCTGTATCCCCACAAAAGGAAAAAATTGATTAACTTCATCTATCACTATTTTTTTAATAGAATCAACAGTTAAATTAGTTATATTTTCAAATACTTCATTTAATAACCTACTACCAAAAAATGGATTAAATACTCTTTCTCCTAAATTAGTAGAATAAAAATTTGTTAAATTACTTTTTATTGCGTCTCTTGTTATATAAGTTGGTCTAAAAACCCCAGGAGCATTGAACGGAAGTCCAACCCCAATAGCTTTTCTATTTATAGAATCAATAGGAAACTTATTTTGAACAAGTATTGCCATAGATTATTTATTCATTAAGTTCATTATTTGATCTAAACCAACACTTCCATCAGGTAAAGCCCCATTTACAGTATCTGTAGATTTGGGTTGAAATTGTCCGGCATATGCTGATGTAGCTACCCCACCTTGTTGCATTTCTCCTAAAATCCCAGAAAACATATTTCTACGTTCTTGAGCAGTTAATTGACGTGGCTTTTCAATGTGGGGTTGTGCGTATGTGTCTCTAGATTCGTTTACGATTGTCTTTGGAGAACGGACTGCTTCAAGAAGGATATCCTTAAGTTCTTCTTGGATAGCTTCTTTTACAGCTTCTTTGATGATTTTTTTAAAGTCTTGGGTTTTCATGATTATAAATATTAAATTAGTAAGCTTTTAAATTATCTCTGTCAATAATAAATTTAAGTTCATTAACTAAAGTTTGAGCATTAGATGTAAATGATAATTCAGTTCTAATTAATGGAGTTCCATAAGGACTATATCCAACTGCTCTTCTTCTTATTATACTACTATCGAATGGAACTTCTTCAATTCTAATATCAAATCCCTGGTATGATGTTTTCTCAAAAGTATCATAATTACTGCTTCCATACTCAGAATATTGTTTAGATATATCTGATATTGGTTCTATTGGGGGAAAGTTTAATGAATTTTCTTTAATACACCGTTGTAGTAATAATGTAATTGGGGTTATTAACCCGATAGCATTTCTTATAAAAATAGAAGCTAAAGAAATTGCTAATGTTACAGCACTAATTCCAGAGATTGCAGGTTGTAATTTTGGTTCACCATTAGCATCATATAAAAGTTTATTGTTAATATAATCTAAATCATCTAAAAGAGAAACCACAAATCCAGGTATAAGAGGTTGAGCTTTAGCTGATAATGACACTGATGGGATAGTTGCTTGAAGTATAAAAGATAATTCTTGTGTAGAAGTTATTACCCCTGATGTAATTTGTAGGATCCGAGCTACCTTATCAATTTGATTTGCGGCATTATTAAGATCTTTTATTATATTATTTATAATTAGTAGATTTTTTTCTATTATTTGAGTAGATGGGCATGCATTTTCAATAATATATTGTTCTATTTCATTTCTAAGAAGCAATATTAAATTAGGAATTATTATTGTTGCTATTTTTTGAACTTGAGCATCTATTAATCCTTTTAATCTAGCTATACCCTTCTTAGCTTTTAGATCTGCAGGAGTATTATTTTTTATAGTTTCTTCAATTTGTTTTAATTGGTCTTCTAATTGTTTTCGTCTAGCTTCTGCTTGTTCTCTTGCTTGATCTGCTTGTTTTCTAGCCTCATCTCGTTCTTTATTTTTTTGTTTTTTAAACTCTTTATAAGTTTTATTATATCCAAGCGTCTCTCTTGTATCTTTTAATGATGAATTTTTAATGTCATCTGAAGTAGGTTTATCAATAGTAGACATATCTTATGTAGTAAAAGTATCTTTTGATTTTATTTTATCTAATTCTTTTTGAATAGCAGATAAATTGTTTCCTACTATTTGAGCTATCCCATTTAAAGGAGCTAATTGTGGAAGACCTGTTGTTGTAGCACAAATATTCATAAAGCTTTTTAGATTACTAATTAATTGATTTAAAATAGAAACAGTTTCATTTCCTAAAAGTAAAGGTTGATTAGCATCTTTGCTACCTAGATATACTTTTCCACTTTCTATAACTGTAGTGTCTGCATCTATATTAATACTTTCTTGAGCATTTAAATTAATAGACTTATTAGAGCTTAATAAAATATGATCTAAAGAACTGTTGAATACTAATCTTCCAGAAGTAATCATTATTTGATTTTGATTATATTGATTAGGAATAGTTGGTGCTTTTGATTTATAGCTATTATAACTAGTTGAAGAAGCATCTAAGGGGAGTTTTTGGGTACTACTAAAATATATAGAACCTAAATCTTCATTTATTTTTTCAAAAGTAGGAACCCAAGCTTCTGTTGAAGAGGAAGCTTGCCCATTTCGTAAAATTAAAATAGGATCTCCATTTTTTCCTACTTGAGACCAAGGATTTTTTCCTAAAACAGTTGAACCAAATCGAATGCTTTGACCCCATCTACCCTCATGTATAATATCTCCTTCATAT